ATAATGGCACAATTTCCAGTCAGTGATGGTCAAGGCGTATTAGATGGTCTTAACTATGTGTTAAGTGGTCCTGGCAGTATAGGTCAGGATCTTGCTGGTTTTAACAGCGATATCACCGGTGACTTAACAGGCAACTATCGTGTGCCATTTACACAATACAATGGAAATATATTACCCAATGTTTCACTGTATGTTGCTCCTATTGCCTTAAGCACTAGTGAGATGTTAGATAGTCGCACTTGGAAATTTACTTTTTTAATTCCATTCGTTCAACCTCCTTTCATTAACGGTCAACCTATTAATGTCACAGGCGTTACTGATCCCAGCTATGATGGTTATTACAGTCCTATAGGCGTAGTGGAATGCACCGGCGCTTATGTTATTGCTCGTTCTATAGATGAATATCCATTAGTTGCGCCCAGCACAGGCGGCACAATTGATCTAAACAGTAATGATACAACTATCAGTACTGATTGCAACGCTAAAGTTACAGTTAATGGTGCCCAGGATCGTGTTGTAGTAAATGCTCAGTTAAACAATTTGATCTACACAGATCCAAGCCGCTATCCAGGAAGTTTTTATTACACAGTGCAGATTAATAGATATATTGCCGAAACTTCAACTGTGCCCGGCAATTTGGGTTCTGTATTTTTCTTTGACAAAACAGTTGTAAGCAAGCAAATCTTAGTTAATACTCCTATAGCAGGCGTTACCAATGATGTTGAAACTCTATTCATCAGCGTGGTAGACCAGCCAGGCTTGGGACAAACAACTTTCAAAGGTGCTTACTATTGGTATATTTTGGAAATAATTTTCAATGATAATGCAGGCAGTCAATTGCTAACTAATAGCGTATTAGGCTTGAGAAGCTTCTCAGCTCAGGTAGTCAAGCCATAAATATTGCATATGACCCAAATAGTGTATAGACCAGCAGTAGAAGAAGATATAGCAGCAATTAAAGCGTTAACAGATATCATGTTAACGCACACAGGATTAGGAGTTGCCACAGTGCCAAAGATAAGAGCACTTGTGACAAGTCCAAAATCATTAGTAATGTTAGCCTTGCTGGATGGTAAGTTAATAGGTTATACATGCGGCATCCTACATGAAAATGTTTTTAATGATGTTCTGCGTGTAACTGATATAGGTGTGTTTGTTATTCCGGCGTATCGTCGCCATGATGTTGCTAAGGCTCTAATTGAAGAATTAGAATCATGGGCAAGATCAAATAAAGCAAAAGAGTTATGGCTTGGACAAACAACCGGAGACAATGTAGACGCGGTAGCCGAATACTATCGCAGACTTGGATATAAAATACGCGGCTTCAATGCTGTAAAGGAAATTTAATATGTGTGGTGGATTCGTTGGAGATGTATTAGATGCAGTCGGCGATGTCGTAAGTGATGTTGGAGATGCAATTGGTAATGCAGTTGAATCAGTAGTAGATAACCCAATTGGTGCTATCGTTAGTATTGGCGGTATGGCACTGGGCATTCCTCCTGTAGCAGCAGGTGCATTAGGTGGCGCAGCAAATGCAGCCGCAAATGGTGGTGATGTTCTAGAAGGTGCATTGCTAGGTGGCGCAGCAGGTTTCGCAGGCGGTGCAGGTGCAGCCGCTGCCGCTGAAGCAGGTGCCGGCAGTGTATTATCAAGTGCCGCAGGTGGTGCAGCAGCAGGTGCAACAAGTGCTGCCTTAACTGGCGGAGACATTGTAAAAGGTGCCTTAACCGGTGGCGTAATGGGTGCTGGTACAAGTACTGTTATTGGCATTTACAATGATGGCACAGGTAATCAAGTTTATCACTATGATGATGGCAGCACAATCACAAGAGCCCCGGATGGTGCCGCAATTGGATCTACGCCTGCTCCAGGACAACAAGCTCCAGTGTTTGAATACAATCCTTCAACAGGCTTAATTGAACAGTTCAATCCTAACGGACAACTAACAATTCTAGATGCACAACAAACAGCAGACTTGATGAAGAATGTTGATCCTGGCTTAATTAATACTTTAACAGATCAAAGTGGTGGTGAACCATTCCGTGTTGAAATTGCAGGCGCAGCTGGCACAGCAGAAGCTCCGCAATATGCAGATACAAGTAAGTTAACAGCAGGTTCACAGTTAGCTACATTAGAACAAATTGACAATGGCACAGCAAAGTGGAATGCTGCCGCTAACGCATGGGAAGTTGGCACTGAACCAGGACCAGTTGCTCCAGTAGATGAAAATACAGGCGCAGTTACTGGACCAGTAACTCCAAGCACATATACATTTGATGATGGTTCAACATTTACAACTAATCCTGATGGCACAACAAGTTATACAGATGCTACAGGACAAACTGTTAACCATGGCGGCGGCACAGCGCAAGCAGGCGGAGCCGGTGGCGTAACTTATACATATGATGATGGCACTTGGCTCACAATTAATCCAGATGGTTCTAGCGTTTGGACAGATACTAATGGTGCAACTCATACCAGCGGTTCCGGCACTTACACAGGATCAGGCACAGGCGGTGATGTCACAGATTTAGGCGAACTTGAAATTGTTGCTCCACGCGATCCAAGCAATCCTACTGATGTTACTGTAACTCCAATTGATACGACTTTACCAGTAACTGAAGTTCCTACGGTACCAACAGAAGTCGTTGATCCATATAATCCTGGCGGTTGGACTGATCCTACAACTCCTGTTGTATTCCCTGTTGTTACTCCAAACAATCCAACTACTCCAACAACTCCAACTACTCCAACTACGCCGCCTGGCGGCACTGGCCCTGTAGCTGGATTACAAACACGCTTTGGTTTAAATCCAGGATGGATACAGCCAACAGCGTTTTACAATACAAATGCTCCAGAACAAAGTCAATACTTCTGGGGTTCACATCCTTTCCAGTCTGGTCCAACATTTAATGCACAGTTATATAATCAAGCAGCCGCTCCTGTAACGCCATGGGGTTTACAACATGTTGCTAAAGAATTAACTCCAGAAGAAATGATATTAGCGGCACAAGGTCATTATGTTACTCCTGAACCTGGTGCAAGTGCAGTGAGAGTGACACCATATAATCAAGCGGCTGTAGAAGCAGCCAATGCGTATGCCGCGGGACCTGTAGCTCCTTGAATTTAATTACGCTAAATATTAACATTAAGGAATAATATAATGAGTTTTGGTAAAAGTTCTTCAACAACAACTCCTAGCTTAACGCAGGAGCAGAAAGATCAAATCGCAGCCCAAACGCAGTTCTTCACTGGCACAATTAAGCCAACATATGAACAAGCGGTTAAAGGCGCTACTGATGTTTATAATACAAACGCAGGCGGTGTATTAAATGCCGCACAAAATCTTGCAGGCACAGCACGCCAAGCACAAGAAGCATTAGGTGGTACCGGCGAATCAGCGTTACGCACAGGTATTACAGGCTTGGAAAGTTTGTTCAATCCTGATTATGAAGCAAATCAAATCCGTGCTGCTCTCGCTCCAGCTGAAGCTCAGTATGCACAAAATGTTGCAAACCAAAGAGCACAGTTTGGTGGCACAGGAATGTTAGGTTCAGCACGCCAAGCACTTGCAGATAGACAATTAGCAAATGCCACACAAGCCGCACAAATGCAAACAGCCGCACAAGTACAGCGTGATATTGCTGGACAAAGAGCAGGCGTTGCAAGTCAACTTGCTCAACTAGGTCAAGGCGGTATTGGACAAGCTTTAGGTGCTGCCGGTCAAGGTGTAAGTGCTGCAATGACACCGCAACAACTATACAACCAATATGCCAGCGTAATCTTTGGAACACCTGCGGCAAGTTATAATCCAGACTTCCGCGGCACACAAGGTTCTTCTACCAGCGGCTACAAAGCAGGCTTGGACTTTGGTATCAAATTTTAAGGAATAAAGATGGCTGCACAATATGACGCACTGGGCAATTACTTAGGTGATTGGGAAACTGAAGAAGAACGCAGAAAGCGTGAAGAAGAGTTTGCCAATACCGCAGTTAAGACTCAAGAAATTAAAACATACGGTGATGGAACTGTAGAACGCACCACCAAAGAAGAAATGGCTCCTGCAATACAACCTGTTGCAGTTAAGCCAGTACAACAAATGCCTGTAGCGCAACCTGTTGCTCCTGTAGTACCAGATATGGCTGCTTATAATGCACAAATTGCACAAGCAGAAAGTGGCTCTCGTCCTAATATTGGTTATCATGCTCCAGAAAAAAGCACAGCATATGGACAATATGGCATTACTCAAGGTGCATGGCAAGATGCTCGTAGATTAAATCCAAGCTTACCAGCTGATATTACACAAGCAACTCCAGAACAAATGCAAGCTGGACAAAATGCTGTCACACAAAACAACGCAAAGTATCTACAACATTATGGCGTGGAAGTAAATCCACAGACTTTAAGTGCTGCTCACTTTTTGGGCGCAAAAGGTCTTGCTGATTATCTACAAAATGGCACAATCAGCCCACAAGCTGCCGCAGCAAATGGTGGAGAAGAAAATGTTCGTAAGATCGTTGACCAACGCCTAGGTGGTACAATGGCTCCTGCAAGTGGAGCAACACAACCAGTTGCTCCTGAAATTGCAGCACAAGCCGAAAGTCCATATGCACTTGGCAAGCCTGCACAAGCTCCTGTTAGAACCAGCGAACAATTCATTAACACTTACCAACAAGATCAAGATAATCCAATGAACTTGTTAAAGTTGCGTAATGATGAAACTGCTCCTGCTTGGATCCGTGAGCGTGCCGGTGACCGTGCTTATGAATTAATGACACAAGAAGTCAAAAAGAAAGAAGCAGAACAGCAAGCAACAGCATTGGCAGCGGCCGCAGCTACAGGCGATAAAAAGGCCGGCAATACCATTGCTAGAGAATTACAAAGCCAAGAAGGTTCTTGGTTAAAGATGATTTTATTGGGCTTTATCAGTCCACAACTTGCAGGTGAAGAAGCTATCAAGTTAGGCTTTGGTAACAAGTGGGTTCAAGGTAGTGATGAAAGTGGTAAGCAAGCAATGATTCAAGTCAATGCCAAAGGTTTGCCATTAAAAGGTTATACAGCAGACGGAAAAGAAATTGCTACAAATGATTTAATCGCTTACACAACAGGTGGCGCTAAAGTTACAACAAGCGGCACATTCTTCCAAGGTCCTAATGGACAGATTCTCCGTGCTCAAAGTGATGAGCAAGGCCGCACACGCTTGGTTGATGCAGCAAGTGGTGCTCGTTATACAGGCCCAACAAGCGGATTAACTAAACTAGAAGAAGCTGGTGCATTGCGTAAGATGGATCGTGGTCTTGTTATTGACTTGGCCAAGAAACACGGACAAAATGTATTGGAAGCAGAAAAAGAATATGTTTCTATCAATGGTCCATTCAAGAGTCCAGAAGAGCGTCAACAATTCCGCACAGCATATGGTTATGATTTGGCACAACCTGCGGCAGTTCCAGGTGTTGCTGGATTCCCAGGACAAGCTCCAACAGCAGGTGGCGCAGTTCGTCCAGTTGCTCCAGGCGCTATGCCAGCTGGCGCAGCCACACAAGCTCCTGCAGGCGGCCCAGTTGCTCCAGGACAAGTTCCAAGCGCAGTTACACAACCTATCGCTGGTATGCAAACTGGCGTTGCTATCAATAAGAAGCAACAAGAAGAATTTGTTAAGTATGGCGCAGAAGATATTACGCCAAAAGCTGATGCAGGCGCACAAATTGCCCGTATCCGTAGAGAACAAATTAAAGGTCCAGATGGTATTCTAAACAATCCTGAACTTGCTGGCTTGTTACAAGGTGGCAAAGGCGAAGTTGGAAATATTATCCGTGATTTGATTACTGGTAACTTTAAAGACCAAGCTGATTTAAGTCAGCGTGTCGCAGCATTGAATTTAACTGATAGACAAAAAGAAGTTCTATATCGTCAAATCGGTCTAAACGCACAGATCAATCCGTTAACATTAAAAGCTAACGCAGGTCCAGGCGCTATCAGTGAAGCTGAACATAAGATTAACGCACAGGCTAATGTGGACATTACACGCCAACCATTGTATTCTGGTTTAAGTTTAATGACAAGAGACCAATTTACAAAAGACACAGCCGCATACCGTGGTGAATTTAAGTCTGCTCATCCAGAACTTAAAACTACTGAAGAGTTTAATCGTGCATGGAGTGCAGAGAAGGCTAAGCTGGATAAACAATATGATGGCATTTATGCTGCTCGTGCCGCATACATTGCCAAATACAATCCGGATGGCAAGAATCCAGGTGCTGTTGTTGATGCGTTCAAGCATTATCCAGTACCTGAATATAATCCAGAAACTCGTAGTTGGGATTTTGGCACAGAGTTTGCTAGAAAAGCAGCCCGTAAGCCTTTAGGCGATTTTAATAGATAAGGAATTAATATGGCATTTGATCGTGAAGCCGCAAAAGCTGAAGGTTATACAGATGATGAAATAAATGCGTTTCTTCAAGCTGAAGCACAAAAGCAAAGAAAAGCTCCAACTCCAGTAGTAGCGGATGTTGGAGAACCTCCAGCACCTGCAACAAGAATTCCTGAAGTAGGCACAAGTGCTGAAACTGTGGCAACAACAGTAGGTTTGGGTGCTGCCCCTTATATTGTTCCTGCAGCCGGTGCTGCCGCAGCCGCACTTGGTGGTAGCAAGTTATATGGTGCTTGGAAATCAAGTGCCGATGCCGCACAAGCTTTAGCTGATGCTAAGATGGCCAGTGAACAAGGTATTGCACAACGAGCAGCCGCTAGACAAGCAATGCAAACAGGTGCTCAAGTTGCTCGTCCAATGGGACCAATAAGCCCGACAGCAACTTACAATGTTCCAACACAAACTGTTCCACAAGTTGCTCGCCCAGTAGTACCAATAGGTGCAACTCCAACTGCTCCTGTAGCACCAACAGCGGCAGCGCCACAAGCAGCCGCTGCCGGAGAAGCAAGTTTATTAGATAAAACTACAGCTATGATTCGTCAAATGGCAGCTAATAAAGTATTAGGCAATATTGCCAAAGGTGGATTAGGTGTAGCCGCAATGTTAACACCAGGTAACATTGGACAAAATTATAACTTCCCTACAACAGGGCCGTTCGCTGGTCAAGAGATTAATCCAAGAACAGGTCGTCCTTGGACACAGCAAGAATTAGCACAATACAGATAATATGATGACAACAGCAGAACAACTAACACAAGTCTTTAATGACAACTTTGTTGCGTATATTCGCAGCCACATCGCCCATGTTAACATTGTGGGACGCAACTTTACTGCGGATCATGAACTATTGGGTAAGGTATATGAAGACTTGCAAGGTCAAATTGACACTATTGGTGAATTGCTAAGAACCATATATGAGTTCATGCCCGATGATCCACAAGCTATGTTAGATGATAGTCATATTCCTCCTATGCCCATGAATGGTTCGGCATTAGAAATGATTACAGCAGTCTATGATGATGTTAAACATCTCAAAGAATGTTATGAAGAATTGATTGAAGTTGCAGAATTAGAAGAGCACGATGAGATTGCTAACTACGCCCAAGACCGCGTATTGGCCCTGGGCAAGTTGTGCTGGATGTTGAGAGTTACTTTAGAGTGATTCGTTTGTAAGCATACGAACCGCGGATATCATAACCAACGCGAGCATGAAGTTTTAAAAAAGCATCTTGTTCGCGTCGCATAGTAGTACTACAGATAATAGGCATTTTAGAGAATTGAGCAAAGTTTTCCCAAAGCTCTAACATGTCTAATATTAAACGGATACGGGTTTTAGAAGATAAATCTAATGCCACATGTGCCATGCGAACAACGACCATAGGGTCATCGCTCCAAGGTGCTCTGTCATTAGATTTGGCCCAGGTATAAGCAAGCAGACGATTATTTTCGTCTCTGCAAACAGATAAGAGATCTGTGCCTGGGAGATAGAATTGGTTGATTACAGCGAATGTAATATTTCTACTGTAAGCAACAGGATCGGGATTGAAGATTGTATCAATCTCAGTTTGGAAATGTTGTTGTGCCATGGCAACGATGTCGGCCACATCATTACCAGTTGCGGGAGTCCAAGTAAAGTTCATTGCAGTTCCTTTCAGTGCATGATATTTAACCTGGAGCAATCGCATAAAATTTATCATAAATATTTGTATGGAAAAGACTGAAGATATAGCAAAGAAAAAAGGCCGTGGAGGTTATCGCCCAGGAGCGGGTCGTCCAAAAGGCGCAAAGAATTTAATAACTGTTGGGGGCTTGTTAGATCAAGTTTATCAGCAATCAAAAGGACAGGATTATGAAGCATTATTAATCCAAGACTTTATGGAAGCCCGTGACAGTCATAACAAAGAATTATTGTTAAAGTATCATAATTTGATCCTTAACAAAGTAATGAACAGTTTAGCCAAGATTGAGGTCACCGATAGTGAAGACGCAATTGAAGCTAAGAAAGTAGCCTTCGCAGAAGCTCTGGCTAAACTCACTGGAATAAACGAAGATAAGTAATATTATGCCGTTAATTAAATCAACAAGCAAAAAAGCATTCGCTAAGAATGTTAAGAAAGAAATCGCTGCTGGTAAGCCTCCAAAGCAAGCCGTAGCCATAGCGTACTCTACTAAGAGAGCAGCGGCTAAAAAATCCCCTAAAGGAAAAACAAAATGAAATTTGAAAAAGTAAATCCAGCTACCGGCGCTGCTTCTCCAGGATTTAGCCGCGGTAGTGACAAATATGCTAAGAATCAATGGAGCGGTCATTCTAATGATGGTCGTGAAGTTAATTTTGGTCGCGGTCCTACTAAAGGTAACCAAGATTATGATGCTATGCAAGGAGCACATCGTGAACCCCCAACTCGCGCATTACCAGCAAATGTTAAGATCAAGAATCCTGATTATATCAATGGCGGCGCACAAGTTCGTGGCGCAGGCGGCACACAAGTTAAAAAGCCTGGTGCAGATTCTAAGATCAATGTCGGTCGCGGTCCTACGAAAGGTAATCAACAATGAGCACAAATCCAATGGGTAACAAACCAATAAACCAAAAGCGTGGTCCTACAACAGGTAATGTTGCAACAGGCAGCAAGCGTTCAACTTTCATGAAAGAGAAATCTACAGTGAACAGCGAGCGTGCTACTATTGCTAACATGATTACTGGCGCACTTGAAATGCGTGGACGCGGTCAAGCAGGCACAGTTAATCCTGCACTTGAAAGTCTACATGACAAAACAGGTAAGGCTGCTAACCCAACTGCTAATGGAAGTAAGTTGCCAGCAAAATATAAGCGTCCAACAACTAAAGGTTAATCATGAGTTTCTATCCTAGTCAAGGTTTACCATCAAATGGTACAAATGCAGATGTTGGCTTCGGCCAACCTGCTGACCAAGGCACTGGCGGAAACTTGATGGGTAATGGACAGATGGGCACAGCAACTTATCCAGCAGTTGCTCAATTTCAATCAGCAAATCCAGATATACAAAATGGATTTAATGATATGATTCAACTTCCAGGGATTAATCCAATAGCCCAACAAACTCAACAACAAATTGCAAGTCCTATCTTTGGACAGCAAAGTCCGTTTCAACCTCCAATGCCGGGGATGCAAATGCCCCAGCAAAATACTGGTGGAATGATACCAGATATGGGAAGTATGAGTTTTGGCAAATCTGCAGGCGGACAAGCAAGTGTGTTGCCACAAACTGCTGGACCAGCTCCTAAACAAGTTATTGCTCCTCCAACAGGTGCAAATTTGTTACAAGGAACTCCTATGGCAGGACAAGGCACGCCTTTAAATCCAACAGCTAATAGACCAGGTGATGGATTAAAACCTACTCCAACTAACTATCGTCCTCCAAAGACTAGTTATAACTTAAGAGCATATTATGGCCGCTAAAATATTAAAAGTAAAAGAGGTTAAAAAAATTAAACCTCCTAAACCAATGAAGCCAGTTAAGCCTAAGGCAACTAGAAAGACTACTAACAGTCGTACAGGGGCCTTAGGAGCGACAAGCGGATACTAAATAAAAGGGAGACATAGTTCTCCCTTAATTGTATAGAAAAGGAAAAGCAATGAGTAAGAAATTAACCCCACCATCTACAGCACAAGTAGATAATCCATGGATGGATAATCCAGCTGATGTCACAGCAGAGGACATTAAAGAAGTAGCAGAACAAATCGCTGCCAAATCTCCAACTAAACCACAAGCACCAAAATCTGTCAGCAATGCTGAATATGACATGGAAGGCTTGATGACCGACTTCCCTACAGCAAAAGAATTAGAGCGTTTTGTCTTTGATGAAACAGGCGTTGTGCTTAACCTAAAAGGTCGTGCAAACAAACTCAAGTATCAAGTTGCTATGGATGTGCTAAATGGTGCTGATATTGATCCTAAATTTATTGGCAGTGATAATCCATACATTGACCGCACCGAACTAGTTCCAGTTGAAGATTTAAAAGAAGCACCTGCTCGCGACAAGCATTTGCCTGATCGCAGTCAAGTTCAAAACTTGTTTGTAAGCAACAGCATTCCACACAGTGATTATGAAAGCCGTATGCAAGACAAGAAGATTTCAGTTATCTTCCGCAAATATAAGACAGGTGAAATCAGTTATGAAGTTCTTGGTCCAGTTGACCAACGCCCACATGGTATGAAACTAGACAAATATGGCCGTGAGCGTCCGGAAGTTATTAAATGGGTTGATCCACGCACTGGTGAACAAACAGTTGTTCGTGATGATGGCACATTAACTCCACAAGGTCGTAAACTTCGCGCACTAATGCAAACATTTAAAGTTAATAACAGCAACCAATGGGACATTTGGGTTGACCGTGAGTTTGTAAGTTTAACTGACAATGTAGCAATGAATGTTTGGGACTTAGACAAATGAGCACAACACCTGAAGTAAGAAATGGCATCATTGACCAAGCGCAAGAACAGCGTAGAGTCCGTGATACATTGATCTTGCAAAAGGTGAATAAAGCACACAGGGATGCGTTTAAAACACGCTTCCCTGGTCAAGTAGAACATGTAATGCGTTTAACTGCTGAACGCTTACAAGCAATACTGGCTTCTAAACCTACTGACTTAGCTGATCCTGAAACATGGGTTAGTACTGCTAGTGAGATAAGAGATCTAAGTGAAGCTTTATTTTATCTTTCGCAAATTAATAAAGATAATCCTATTCCTGGAGATGAACATGAAACTGCGTGACCAAATGGTGTTAACAAATATAGCTGCTGGTGAAGATAGTGCAATTGATATTGGTGGTAATTGGATTGAAGATGATATATGTCATGTTGCATTGCGTCTAAATGAAGACGATCAAGAAGACATTGAATTTCATATGTTGCTTACAACCGAAAATCTACAAATATTACGAGACTGGATTGAATATAAACTAGCAGAATCTCCATCAAAACTTAATTGAGGTTATTATGCTTGGCACAGATATATTAATGAATCGTGCCCTGCGTTATGTTGTTGATGAGCATCAACTTACTATTGATGCTCTTAAAACTATTCCTGGGCCTCTTAAAAATCAATTGCAGGATTTGGCAATTAGCGTTGCTGAAGATATGCAATTCAATCAACTCAAATACTTTAGACCATTTGAACATCAGCGCAAGTTCTTTAGAACTGGCAGTAATCCAAAAAATGAACGCCGTGGTGTGCTGGCTGCAAACCGTATTGGCAAAACAGTTTCAACTTGTTTTGAAACAGCCATGCATTTGACTGGACAATATCCAGATTGGTGGGAAGGACATAGATTTACAACTCCTATTACTTGTATGGTAGCAGGTGAAGGATGGAGTCAGGTTGCACTTGTATTACAAAATGAATTATTAGGAACACAAGATGTTAAAATTACAGAGAATTTGGGCACTGGCGCTATCCCCCGTGATTGCATTGTTGTTGACACTATGCGTAATGATGGTGCTAACTGTATCGGTGTTGAGATCAAGCATGTCAGCGGTGCTAAAAGTTATCTACTATTTGCTAACTACACACAGGAAGTTAGACAACTACAAGGTTTCAAACTTAATTTGGCAGTATTTGACGAGCAGCCACCAGATGACTTTTTCAGTGAAGTGGTTACGCGAACTGCTACAACTCAAGGTAAAGTTCTTTGTTCTTTTACTCCGTTAAAAGGTCTTAATGGACTTGTAAGCAAGTTTTGGAACCATGAAGAAGGATATGAATTTATTCGTGTATCTTGGGATGATGTTCCTGAATATGATCCATGGGGTCAGCCATTTTTGTTAATGAGTACAAGACGACAATTAGAAAAGGATTACTTGCCACACGAAAGAGAAGCTCGTATTGCTGGTAAACCAGTTATGGGTAAAGGTGCAGTGTTTCAACTTGCTAATTGGCCCACATACAAAACAGGTGAATATGATTTTACCCGTATGCCACAAATACAGAGAGTTATTGCACTTGACTTGGGTCTTGTAAATGACAAAACTGTTATTAGCCTAATGTATTGGGAACCAAATGAACGAATGGCTTTTTTACATAGACAAATTGTTGTGCAAGGTGTTGAAGAAGCTGTGCCCACACAGTATATTAATCATCTCCTTCGTCCTGAGGTTTTTGGCTGTCCTATTGTTCTACCTAGCGATGCATCTACTGCTGGCAGATACACAATGAGTACTGAAAGCATTAGGGAATTATTTGAATCATATGAACTAAATGTATATGAGAAAGCCATTATGAATCCACCTGATTCACAAGGGCGACAAACAAACCACAAATCATATGGTATTAACCAAATGAGACAAATGCTGGAAGTTGGCAACTTAATGGTTAATGAAAACTGCACAGTATTTTTAAGTGAAGCACAGAATTATTTCGTAGATGAAAAAGGAAGATTTAGTGATCCAGATGACGCTATTGATAGTGCTCGTTATGCTTTATTGGCTTGTCTCCAAGGGATATGTGAGCCCTGGGATAACCGCACACCACAGCAGCGTATGATGGCTCAAAGAGATAGATATATAACACGAGATTATAGTAATAAATCAAGTTGGAAACAAACATATGACCCAAGCAATTGAAATAGAACCAATGTTCATTTGTGCTATTGAAGAAAACACAATGATACTATGTGAAAAACATGCAAAAGCATTTGAACTTGCTGCAATGACAGCGGATACCCCTCATACTATTATTGAGATGGATGAAGAAGATACCATTGGTATTAAATGCCATGCTTGTAACTTACAGGATGAATTAACTCGTCCTCAAATTATTATGCCAGGAGAATTTTAATGGTTGCATTCTTCAAAGACAGCGCCGGCGAGTTTAGCATGACACGCTTTTGGACAGCAGTTTGCTATGCAACCTGCACTTATGTAATCATACACAATATCAACACAATAGATTGGACTATGTTATTGGCTTATGCAGGCGTGGTCAGCGGTGCAGACATCGCAAAGAAAGTATTAGCAAAGAGGTAATATATGGGTAAAGGTAGCGCAAGACGCAAAGAAGATACACAAAAGATACGAGATAACTGGGATGTAATATTTGGCAAGAAAGATCTCAAGGAATCTAAGGAATCTAAGCCGCAACAGCCTGATAAAAAAGACGCTAAATAATAGAATATAAAAGGGCATATTCCACTATGTTAGATATTAAACAAATACCGGTTCAGGATATTAACCAGAATGTTAAGCAAAATGCAACATTCGTTCGTATGAAGAACCAAATGGATGTCAAAATGGCATCCTACTTACGCTATTTAGGAACAAAAAATGCTGTTAACAGGGCCAGTGATTATCACTATCTATGTTTGGCTGTTACTGATTCAACAGCCCCAGTTAATGGTATTGACTACATCCACCCAAGCGTCAAACCAGTAGTTGATTACGCAACCGCAGTTATTGCCAAGGGACTTATGCCTAATGGCGAAATCAACTTTGAGTTTGTTCCGGATGGCAGTGATGATGAATACGCGGCACGCCAAGCAACAACAATGGTTAGCAAAATTGTTAATCAAATGAATGATCCGCATTTTATTTTAGAGCGTTGGATCATGGATGCCAACATGCACAAAAACGGCATGATGATGATTAAGCCGGTGCGCGAACCTGTTACTCGTTATGTTGAAACAGAAGGTACACTTGAACAACTAAAAGCTTTTGAAGTTCAAGCAGCTGAATCTGGTTTAACAACATTGCGTCAAGGCAAACGCAAGTCAGGCGTTGATATGATGAAAGTAATGGAAGAAGTTAAAACATTACTTGGCGAAAATCAACAAGACTTTGCCATGGAGCAAATTAATAAAACGCTTGATAGCTTTAAAGAATTGCCAGAAGATGTTGAAGGCGACGATACTGCAACATTGATGGGCCAATTTACAAGCGGCCAGATGGAAATTTTAGATGAAGCTATTCGTCGTAATACAATCTACAAAGCAAAATATAAACTAACAGGTTATGGACTAAACATCAAGTTCCATCCTATTGCACAACACTATTGGATTTGTGATCCAACAGTTCCAGAAATGAAGGATCAACCTTTCTGCGGTTACTATGATCCAATGACCATTCAAGAAGCAACAGAACTTTATCCTGGTATTGATCTAGAAAAGTTTGAACAATACGCAGAATACAACATGAACGGTGCTTATCAAGCAGGTTCCGTTCTAAACAACTTAGCAATCCACGCTCGCGATTCTGTACCTGTTATGGGTATTCCAGTAAGCAGTGCGGCAAGTGCTGATCCAGATAGCAGACAAGTTTCTATCGTCACAGTATGGAACAAATACGACATTGATGGCGATGGCGAACTAGAACTAATTGAATTAATTTACAGTGGCAGTTATATCATCAGCGCCCGTGAAGTAGAATTTATTCCAGTTGCAAATATGTGTCCAAAACCATTGCCAGGTAACTTCTACGGCATGAGTATTGCTGAATCGGTCATTCCTATGCAGGAATATAATACCTCCGCAGCTCGTGCCGAAATTCAATTGGGTCTGTTAACTGCCACTCCCCGTATTGGCGTTAAACCAGATCGCTTGGACTTTGAAATGTTGCAGGATGGTGAAGCCGCTATCTTTATTTTAGATAGCAAATTTGATCCAGCAAAAGATGTGTATCAAATTCCTCCTCCAAGTGGTAATTTGCAATTCTTAGAAGTTGCTATGAATCGTATCCAACAAGATACAATGGCCATGGTTGGTATGACTACTCCACAAGATGTATTCAATCCAGAAGTTATGGCAGCAGGCAATAGCGGCATCAAATTACAACTTGCATTAACTCCTAATCAAATCATTCAAGACAACACAATTCGCAATGCAGCAGAAGGTTTAAGAGAAGCATTATGGCTTGTATGGCGCACATTGATTCAATATGGTGATGATTATGGCGTTAAGCGTTTGGCAGCAGATGCACACCCAGATAAGAAGCCTGAATTCTTAGACTTCAAAGCTTGGGATGACATGAACTTCTGTGACCGCAAACAAATTCAACTTGAACTTGCTATCGGTATGAAGAGTGAAGAAAACAGTCTTGCTCGTTTACAGATCATTCAAAAGTGCCAACAAGATTTATATCAAATTGTTACTGGTATGGTTGGTGCTAATACATTAACACCAGAAATGTATAAGAAAGTTAAGAAGCCATTTGCTGATACATTATATACATTAGGTGTTAAGGATTGTGACACATACTTGCCAAGCGATGATGAAGTTAAGCAAATGATTCAACAAGCACAACAAGCACAACAAGGTAAGCAGCCAAGTCCAAAAGATCAAAAGGATCTTGCAAGTGCAGGTTTAGATCAAGCAAGAACTCAGCAAATACAAGCAGAGATTCAAGGTCAAGATCCGGACACGCAATTAAACTATATGTCTATTGCAACTGGCCACTCACAAGACTACGGACACTAAATAATAGTATAGAATAGTAAAGCAATGATAAACGAAGAAACAATTGATTTTTTTAACAGTCGCTTAACATATGACATGTCGCAGATTAGTAAATTAACTACTGCTCAACAAGATCGTATTAAGCATTATGGTTCACAAGCAGAGGCATTATTGAAGAATAGAGATTTTGCAATGTTTGTGCACCATTTTAAATTCAATCTAGCTGATGAACTTGCGTCAATTAGAGGTCATGAGCTAGTAGACAATGCCCGTAGAGTTGCGTTAAGTAACGAACTTACTGGCATTGACAATTTTGTAAGCAGCTTAAAAAGAGCTGTTTACATAAAAAACCGTATTGGTAATGCAACAGCACCCGATACTAATTAAGAAAGAAAATTAAATGACAACAGATATCAGTCCTAACAGCCAACCAGCTGCGGCCACTGACTCAAATGCAGTCCCTAGTTTGGACAGTATTGCAGCTAAAATGGCCGCCATGCGAGAGCATACAGAGCGTAACCTAATTAGACAGCAAGCCGAGCAAACTGCGACAGGTGAAGAAGAATCGGCAGAAACTTCAACCCCTGTGGCTCCCAGCGAAGCTGGTGCCGAAGTTGGTGATACAAACACCGAAGAATATGCAAGTGGCAATCAAGAAACAGACGCCCAGGAATCCCAAGAGGAACCTGTAAGCCAAGAAAGTAATGATTCTACAGCAGACGAACTTATTGACTTTATAGAGTTTGCAGAAACAAACCCTAATGCCAAATTCAAGTTTATGAAGAATGGCAAAGAAGTCGTAATTGATGCTAAGAAAGCCGCAGCAATTTTAGGTCAAGGATCAGCAATACATGAAGAAGCAAGACAACTCAAGATTGAGCGTGCAGAGTTTGATGAATATGTCAATGAAGCTCGCGCTAGACAAGAAGGTCTTACTTTAGCAATGGAATTTACCGTTCAACCTAAGTTGAAACAAGCTTATGATGAAATTGTTAAAACACAAAATTATCAAGTAACATTTCAGCAACAGTTGGCAAGAACTACTGATCCTGCACAAGCTGCCCGCATACAAGCTAGTATGCAGCAAAATGAGCAGTACATTAGACAGCAACAAGCTGTAATAGGCCAGTTGCAACCAGCGGTAGAACAATTCAAACAAATCCGTAGCCAACAAGTTGCGGAACGCTTAGAAGTTGCTCGTAAATCATTTACAGACAAAGAATTGAAAAACGAATATGTCTACAATGAAGTGCGTGACAAGTTAGGTAAAGTTTGGAAAGAAGCTAAAGCACAGATTATTCCTGGCGTGGACAATATTGATTTGATAAGTAGTGATGAGGCACTGTTGAGTTTAGTGCGTGATGGTTTGCGTTATCGCGATAAACCCACAACTAAATCAGCCGGAGCAAGCATTGCAACTCTTACTCAACGCAAAGGGTCAACAAATACCCAAAAAGGTCAAGACGATAACATTGCTAAACTTCGTGAACAAGCCAAGGCCGGTGATAAAAAAGCCGGAGACAACCTCTTAGTTGCTCAGTTGCAAAGATTGCGAGCGGGCCGAGGTGGAAGATAATTTAATTTAAGGAGCCTATAATGGCAGAAATTACAACCAGTCAAATTGGTAACGGTACTACAGCATATGGTAGCGATATCGTTGTCAAAGACCTAGACCTAGATGTGTCTAACCGTGTTAAAGATGATACGCCTGTTCTAAACATGGCTATGTCTAAAAAGCGTAAAGTTAACTCTACTTTACCTTTATGGAGTGATGACATTTATCGCACTCCTGCTGTGCAAGCTCAAGTTGAAGGTGCTGCTGTTTCTACTGCTAACGCAGAAAGCAATAGCCGTTACAACTTAGGTAACTACACACAAATTTTCAGCACAACAATCGCTTCTAGCGGTACTGCTCGTGCTGTTATGCAAGCTGGTGGTGACCCACAAGCTTACCAAGAAGTTAAACAGTTAATTGAATTGATGTTTGACGTTGAACTACAATTAGTTCGTAATGACCAGATCGGTACTAAGTATGCCGGTCAAAGCGGAACTGCTTCTGGTCTACCAAGCGGCCAAACAGGTCGTCGTATGGGTTCATTGGCCTCTTTCGCAGGCACATGGTCCTTCAACACAACTTCTGGCACACTAAGTGGTTTAGATACATTCTATAACAACGAAGATACTGACAGTTCTACACAAATCAGCAATGCTCTACGCATTTATGCTAACGGTAACTACTACTACAACGGTACATTTACTAACCAGTATTTCAGCCCAGCTTTATACAAGCAGTTAGTAACTGTTGCTGAACAGCGTTACAACGCTAAGATCCGCACTATTGTTGCTCCTACAAGTCTACGCACTTCTATCAGCGACAACATTGCTCAGTCTCGTGGTATTAACCGTGTTGACAGTGCTCGTGGTGACACAATCAGCACTTACGAAGGTGACTTTTCTTACACATACGAAGTCTTTGATTCTTGGATCATGGACCAAGTAAACGCTAACAGCATTTACTTCTTGAACGAAGATGTTGTTCAGTGGGGTAGCTTGCGTGACCTAGGTCCTAACAACGAAGTATTCAGCAATGCTGACGCTTCTTTAGACCAGTTCATCATGGAAGGCACTTTGGTGGTTCGTAACCCAGCTGGTGTTGGCGTATTAGCTAACATTGAAGCAGGTACAACTGCTCAAGCAAGCCTACCTGGTGCTCGTCCTGCAGCACTAGTAAGCCGTGTAAACTTCGGCGCTGGCGATGTTACACCGTAATTCTTAATAAGAATTTAAGTAACCAAAAAAGGCTCCTTAGGGAGCCTTTTGTATTGCTATCTACGCTGATATTAAATCGCTAAATACTACTATGAACGATAATAACCAACCCGAATACCTAGAAGGTGATCCAGAAAAGAACTGGGATTACTATAGACAAGACCATGGAGGCATGGTAACAAGCCACAATGGTGTTGCAGATAAATTATTGAAAAACAATGACCTTTATAATAAAATGAAAGGTGATTGGACACGCACTGAAACCAACAAAAGTGGCAATATCATTGTTACTACTGGACGCGAAGATGGCAAATTTTACATCAAACGCGAACAGTTAAATGCTAAAGCAGTTGCTGAAGCATGTCGTAATTATAGACACGCCGCCGAAAAAGGAATTCCGGATCCATTAGCTCCAATTGGTGAAGATGGCAAACTAACATATAAGTGGATGGATCTACCTAATGTAGTTGCTATTAGAATCAGTGATGATTATTTTGGTGGTATACCGTGGAGCACTATCAAACATGACAGAACTCTAAAGGCACAATTTTATAGAGTTGTTGAAACAGAATATCCTCAATATGTTTGCTATCCAGGTGGCAAACTGCCTATCCCTGTTGATGTGCCATACCCAACAAAGCGTGGGGAAAAACGCTTCTTTCAAGGAAACTAAAACATGTTTACTATTCCAACAGCAGATGCCTTAGTTGATTATATTAAAGATTTTACAGGCAGTACAAATACAGCAGAAATTAAACAATGCATATTCTTAGGTGAATTGAGTATGCGTAATATTGAACTACCTGCATTGCGTAGCGATCCATATGATCCGCAATACATTGGTGTTGTTGATGCACATGGATCTATTCCAATTCCAGGTGATATGAACAAACCAATCTTGTTCTTTAAACAAGGTACTCAATACATTACTACAGCGGCAGCAACTGGTGTAATGGGAGAAAGCACTGTTACTTTAACAGAATCTGCACAGCGTCCTATTTCAGTAGGTATGTTAGTAACAGGAACAGGAATTGGTGAAGGTGCAGAAGTTACTGTTGTAAACAATTTAGTGATTACTTTAAGTGTTCCAAATACAGGCACAGTAAGTGGCACATTAACATTCTTAACTCCGCCTCCAGCAAGTCAACAAAGCCAAACAGGTCCTTGGATCGTTTATGACCGTATTGGTGATAGAGATATTATTACACAAAGCATGATTGCTCAGTTATATTTGCAACCAGTCAATGTGCCCGCAGTTATTCGTGGCAAGTTCAGTGAAGTTGGTCAAAGTTATAAATTCCTTCCATACACAGCAGAAGGTGATTTAATTAACATGTATTACTACAAAGCATGGCCTTTGTTGTTTGCTCCTGTAGCAGATATTTTAGTTTCCACAACTGGCACAGTTAGCACAGTTACAGGTACAGGTAGTCCATGGACTGTTGAAATTACAGATATGGTAACAACTGCTGGTTTAAGTACAGGTCAAATTTTAACAGCAACAAATGGCACCGGCACTATCAATAATGGCGGAACAATTGAAATTTTAAGTGTTGATAGTGAAACAAGTATTACAGTTATAGTAACAGGTGGAACAATTCCAACCACTGGTTCTATCACAGATATCAAGTTAACAAACTTAGATACACAAACAAATCCAGTTTTACAAACATGGCCAGAAGGTTATATCTACAGCACATTGCGTGAATATTACCTAAAGCGTCACAATGAAACTGATGCCGCAACTTATGAAGGTAAATTCCAACAAGCATGGTCTACTGTTGAAGACCAAAACAACCTTGGCAAATGGAGTGGCGGACACACAAGATTAACAAGTGTATGGCAACCAAGACAGTATCGCCAATACAATATTAAGTAAGGAATAAAACATGCCAAGTTTATATGAAACAACCGCAACAGTGGGTGATGTAAGTTCAAGTAACTTTACAACACTTTACAATGCTAGCGGATTAACAGTACCTAATGCAGGTGCTGGTGCAGTCACAGGTAACTTGAATGTATCCGGAAACTTAACTGTTCAAGGCACAAGTCTTTTAATTGGCGGCGTAACATTACAAAGCACATTAACACTACCTAACTATACATTCCCATTACCGGATGGAACAACAGATCAGGTTCTTGTTACAGATGGTTCTGGTAATTTGTATTGGACCGATGTTACAGCTATTCCAGGTGCAGCTTATAGTTTAGAAGCAAACACAACAACTGGTGGTGCATATCTAACATTACATGATAGTGGTGGTGGCAATGACAATGTCAAATTGGCTGCTGGTTCAAACATGAGCATTGTTCGCACAGATGCTAACACTATTACAATTAGCACAGTAGCAGATAATATTCCGGATGGTACAGCGGATGGTCAAGTATTAGTTTGGGAAAGTAGTGCATGGACTGCAAGTCCATTTGTAAAATTTACTGATAGAGAAACCGGCCGTTTAAAATTTGTTAACAGTGATCCCGCATCTATTAGTTCAATTGAAATTTTAAAAGATATAGGATCTAGTATTGTTGATGGTGATTCGTCTGCCGAATTGTTTGGTGTCACAACCAGTGATTATGTCACAAGAAAATATAATCATCGTTTAACAAGTGAATATGATAGTGGTGGTAATAATGCATTCTTGATACAAACCGATCCTATTGGAAATTTTAGTAATACATCCACTACAATTTTTGAACAACTTTATGTTGATAGTAATGGATTAGCGATCAATGGTAATTCATTTGAATTCTTAACAAATAGCGCAGGAACTCCTGCAAATAATGCTACTATTTCAGTTAATCGTGGCACAGAAACAGATGCTACCTTAATTTGGAATGAAACAACAGATGGTTTTGAATTTAACTTTGATGTTACAACTCCTGGTTTAATTGCCGGTAATGTAAACATTGGCATTGTTAATAACCAAACAATTTCTACTGGTTCAGGTGATTTAGTAATTATACCATTGAGTGGTTCAAAAGTTAACATTACAAGTGATTTATCAACTGATCCAACAACTATTACTAGAACAACTGCAAATACTAATACAAGTACCAGAGCAGTAACATTAAAAACAGATAGCACAGGAACTCCTGCTGTTGGGTTTGGTGCTGGTATAGAATATCAAGTTGAAACTGCTGTTAATACTTTTAAGCAAGCCGCTATTGCTGATGTTGTTTCAACGGATATTACTCCAGGTAGTGAAGATTTTAATTACAGAATTTTCTTAATGGAAAATGGTGGTTCACTTTCTTCACCTCAATTAGTGTTAACTTCTACAGGTAATTTATCTATTGCTAATGATGTAACTATTGCCAATGATTTGGCAGTTAACGGCGGTGATATTACAACCACAGCAACAACTGCTAATGTATTCAATGCTAATGCTACAACTGTTAATATTGCTAATGCTGCAACAACCGTAAGCATTGGTGCTACTACTGGCGTAACAGGAATTAATAATGATTTACAAGTTCATTTAACAGCAACTGATGCAAGTATTGCTGTTGGTTCTCAAGCAGTAATATCAACAATACAAACAATTACAACTTCTACATCTCCAGTATCTATTACTTTTACAGGAAGAGATTCTATGAATGGTAGCGTGACAATTAAAGACAATGTCACAAATGCATTACATACTGTTAACTTTACAGCACTTAGAAATGGTGCAACTGCCATGTTAACCACATATGGCGAACTTTACACATCTGCTGCATTGGCGAACTTTACAGTGGATGTAAGTGCAGGCAATGTGAGATTGCTTGCAACTCCAGCAAGTGCTAATAACACAACATTCAATGTTGTTAGAACAAGCTTATATTAAAATAGGGATTGTGTGAACTATGAGTAACGAAAAATTTAAAGTCAAGTTTGGCTTGGCGGTCGGTGATACAGCCGCAACAGTTGATGGAACAACTGGTGATATTGTAACCAACGGCGATATTGCTGTAAATGGTGGCGATATTACAACCAGCAGTTTAACTGCTAATGTAGTTAACACTAATGCCACTACTGTGAACATTGCCGGAGCAGGCACAACAGTAAGCATTGGTGCAAATACTGGCACAACAACAATTAACAATGACTTAGTTGCTGATAATGTCAGTATTGGTAATGTTAATGCTACTGGCAATATTACTGCTGGTTACGGTGGTGCAACCCCTACAATATTATACAGCAATGGTGGTGCTGTCTTTGGCGCTGGGATTACAGTTACAGATGACATTACACTAAATGGTGGTGATATTCGCAGTAATGGTGGCACAGTAGCAATCAGTGTTAGTGGTGCTGATGCAACTATAGCAGGTGATTTAACTGTTACTGGTAATGACATCAAATCAAGCACAGCAACTGCTCTAACATTAAGTGGAGCAGATGTTACAGTAGCAGGTGATCTTGGCGTTAATGGCGGTGATATTATCACTAACCAAACAACTGCAACAGTATTCAATACAACAGCAACAACTGTAAAATTAGGTGAAGCCGCTACAACTGTTAGCATTGGCGCTAATACCGGCACAACTACAATTAACAATGACTTAGTTGCTGACAGCGTAAGCGTTGGCGGAAATTTAATTGCTACTAAAGGTGTTTATGCTAAAGGCACAATGGATGCTACATTCACAGATGGCATCGTTATGGACTATGCTACAGGCAATGGTCGTATTAGCACAGGTGCCGCAGATACATTAACATTCTATAATGGAGGTGTTGCTAATACACAATTGGCTCAATTTGATACTTCCGGTAACCTTACTGTAACTGGTGCAGTTAAGAACACAACTGAAAACTTCTTAGCAGGTCCAACTCGTGTTTGGGGTTCTGGTAATGCTAATGATACAAGTCGTGTTAAAGCCGCAGTTACAAACAACTATCAACCGTTTACTGGTGTGTTGGCAAGTAACGCGGCAAGAACATCAACTGGCGGTCGTGCAAGTGCAGTTATTCGTGAATACGGACAAAACACAGTAGGCGGAACAAGTGCAAGCGGACCTAACCCAACTTTACAATTTGAAGGTACTCGTGGTAATGTAGGTGGTGAACTTGCATTAACTGCTGGTGGCACTATAGGAACTATTGGCTGGCACGGTAATGGTGGACCAACAACTGGAAGCCCGCAATGGTCTAATGATTATTTTACTGTTGCTCCTACAGCTATTTCTGCTGTGACAACCCAAGCTTGGAACTTTACTCCAGCAACAAGTGCTACATTTACTGCATCATTTACAAGCGGTTCAACTACAATGACTGTTACCGCAGTAGCAAGCGGAACATTAGCAGTTGGTCAAGAAGTTCGTGTTATTTCTGGTGCTACATTTAGTTCTGGTAATAACTATCAAATTACTGCACTTGGCACTGGAACAGGTGGCACTGGAACTTATACATTAAACGCTGCTCCAATTACTGGATCAAGCCCAACTGGTGTAAGCTGTGCAAGTTATGTAGTAACTGCTGGTTCTGGTTTATTATTCCGTGGTCAACCAATGAACCAACCTTTAACAAGCGCAAGTCGTGTAAGTGTTGGAACAATAAGTCCAGAACAACATACTTGGTTAGCTCAAGGTGCAACTACAAGTACTGCTCATTATCTTTTCAAAACTTGGCCAACCACTGTTGTAGGTGGCACTAACACTACATTGTTATCTATGGCTCCGGCAGCAACTACAATGACTGCGGATATCCAAAACTATAAAAATACTGCCGGTACTACTTTATTAGCATTAGGAAATCCAATTGTTCAAACAAACAATGATTGGTCTAATACTGTTACTCCTGGTTTCAAAGCAAACGGTTTAATGGACAGTGCTACACTAAGCGGTTCAGGAACTACATTTGAAATGAACAGTCGCTGGAAAACAAGTTCTGGTGCGGCAACTTATGTGGTACCACAAACAGGTTATGGTTTAGGTCAATTTACTGTTACTGCATTCAGTGACACTGCGGCATTGAACCAAGTTAACGCAGGTAAACTACAAGTTGTTGCTACAGAAAACTGGAGTGGTTCTGCAACTGGAACTAAGACTGTTTTAGGTTATAGCAAAGACGGTGTTTATAATACAACCATTGATGGCTTAACTTTAACTACTGCGGCTGCAACTTTAAAGAGTAATACTATTGCTTTCCAAGATACAACTGGAACAGGTTTAACTGGTAACAATCTTACATATAACCGCGTATATGGACAATGGCAATGGGACGCTACTGTAACTCCTGCTGCCACAAATACTGCTTATGTGTTTCCAATACAAGGTGCAAGTGGTTTAATAGACTTTGCTAACATTGCCAGCGTGGCAAGCACAAGTCGCATTATTCCTGGTGCTGCTGGTATGTATAAATTACAATTCAGTCTTCAAGTAGATAATGCTGATAATGGCACTGAACATACAGCATATATCTGGTGGAGAAAGAATGGTACTGATGTTCCATCAAGCATGGGTCGTATTACTATTCCAAAGGCAGGATCAACTATTGCTGGTTGGGATAATATGATTAGTAGTGCAAACACAACTGATTATTGGGAATTAGCTTATGCAGTTGATGACTTAAATGTAACATTCCCATACTTTAGTTCAACAGCATTTGGTCCGGCAACAGCGGCATTGTTCGTAACATTAATACCAGTGGGGGCATAATGAGCCAAGAAGAAAAGGACTTAGCCACGCATGTAGAGATATGTGCGATTAGATACCAAGGTATCCAGGAGAAGATTGATGGTCTTGAACAACGCCTCACTAAAGTGGAGACTACAGTCTCTTCTATTAAAAGCGAAATGCAATCGGGGTTCAATGATATTAAACTCCTTTTGGAAAAGCAAAGCAACGCCAGAACCATACAGATAATTGCAACCATTGGTACGGTATGTGCAGCTTTAATTGGTTTAGCAGGATACCTACTTCATAAGTAATTTTGGCCCGATTCGTCGGGCTAAATTATAATATGAAAACGCCAAGATTGAAAAAGACAAAGAAGTTAGACGATCCACGAATCGCAATTAGTAAACATATCAGTTGGGTTAGACCCACGGCATATGAAACTGAATATGCCGTACCAGAACCAGATGATTATAATTATGCTGTATGTGGAACAAAGCCAATTGAATGTCAATTTGTAAAAGATCAAGTTTTTTACAAACAAAAAGATAACATGTGGTGGAGCGTGTATTGCGTTCCAGTTGAACAACGAACAGAATTTCTAACTTGGTTAGAAAAACAACAATTTGAAGTGTATTGGTGCAGTAGCAGAAATGTTAATTTGCGTAAACGCAGACCAATGTTATATGCAAGAAAGAATCAACCTGACCTAACACTAAACGAGCGTTTATTTGCTATGGGATATTTTACGAACCTATCCAGTAAATATTTTAGCGAAGACGACACGATGTTGTTGGAGCGACTAGGCCCGGCAAGAGCCGAGGTCTTTGATGACTTTAGTGAAAATCACTGAGTCATATTTTAATGTGTTAATATAGCTTTGTCCCCGACTAGGCATCGGGGACTTTTTTGACTAAATACAAGTGCTACAAGTATTGGCCTATGAGTAGCATGACATGAAAATCCTCGGTAATGAATTCCCCTGTTCCCAAAAGGTTCAGGGGTTTTCTTTTGACAATTAGCATAAATACTTTTACAAATAGTTTGACGACATTTGTTCCCTTTAAGTAATCCTAAAATTAGAATACCCTCGTTCCGCAAGGTTCGGGGGTTTTTCTATAGTACTAAAATATGAGCATCAGCTTTTAGTATTAGTGTTGTAAAAACACAACATCCAAAACAAATAGACACAAACCTCAATCTATAGCATAATACATATATCGCAACAAGGAGAGCACAATGTTTTCAGCAGATGTTATTGGTAACATTATTTTTTGGCCCATATTCATCGGCGTTTGTCTTTGGTTAATCATCAAAGTATTCAAAGCTGTGACTAACGCTTGTGCATTTGTTTTTGCATTGATCTTAACTTGGATTCTAATTGAACCAAAAAATCGTGCAGAACATTTTTCCATGGTATGTGATAACATGTTTGGAAAGAAAACAAAATGAAACCTGAATTCAAATTTGAATTCTACATTAAAGAAGCTAACCCAGAAGGCGTAGCAGAATTGCTACCCATTCTCAAAGAATTCTATAGTCGCTATCCAACTGGTAATGAGGTTGGAGAAGCATTACATCAACTCCGCCGAGAATTTAATCTTATCCAAGAAGTGGAAAAGAAGAAACGCAGACTTAAAGAGCTTGAGGATGAGTTAGACGAATTAGAAGAATAAATAATTTTGTAGGGCGTAATTAGACATTATCCTTGTGTTGCCAATATTGTGTTTTCTGTCTAGTTATAAATCTCCCGATCCCCTACACTAGGATACCTGATGCAATGTCAGGTATCCTTTTTACTTTATATGCTTCCAAGTTCTTCTGTGTAAGATATTAGCGATTGAAACTTTACTAACTCCAAATTGTTTTGCTAATTCTTCAGTATTTCCCCCACGACCACCTCGTCCGGAAGTTCCAATCCTTCCAATTCTTCGTATTTCAAGAACATTATCTTCTGTAAGTTTAACCGAAGGATTATCTGTCCCTTTTAATCCAGAACCCGAATTTCCACCACTACCATGTCTATCTTTAGACATCATATCATCAACATTATCTTTTTGAGTTCCTAAAAATAAATGTTCAGGATTTACACATTTAGGATTATCGCATTTATGACAAACTAATAATTTGCCAGGATCGCCTTTATATGCATAGTAACTAAACCTATGTGCAAGCCAGTTAAAACCTTTTACCTTGAAACCTCCATATCCCCATTTCTTAATGCGAGTTCCACCAATCCAATTCCAACAATTAGTTTCTGGGTCAATTTTATATTTGGTATTAAATTTATCTAAAAGTTCTTGTGTAATCATGTGTTTATTATAATACCTGAAAGAAAAAGTGCAACTCTTTCTTTTACCTTTTTCATTTCCCCGAAAATTTACCTATTTGCCCAAGTTATTTGACATTAGGCATAAGTAAATATACAATAACACAAGGAGCACACAATGACAACACCTACCTATAAAGTAGCACAATGGCTGGATAGTTGCCAAACCAGATTCAAAAATATGTATGACGCAGATTTGGATAAGAATGGTTGGCCCGCACTTAAACGAGCCCTGGACAATTTTAATGAAAAGGGTTATTTTACAGTTGGAGAAATCCAGTACTTGTTTAATAGAACACATCCCATGGGTTCGTATCCCAAGTATAACAAACACCGCGGCTATGACAAAAAGCATGGCGAAATGATGCGTTGCCCAATTAAGGATTTAGTTGACAGCAATCTAGTTGATTGGACCACTGGTAAAAATGGCGTTATACAACAAGAGTTAGCCAGTGCAATTAGAGCCGAAACTAAATGGGAATACAAATTAGGCAATTTGCGTCCCCAACATAATACAACATTTAATGATTTATTTTGAGGACTGATGATGCAATCCAATGTTGATATTTTATATGAACAACTCAAAGAAAAATTTGCTTTGATGAAAGAGAACCCACGCAAGCGACTCAAATTTCATTCTACTCGTTTCAATCAAAATTATATTGTGCAATCTTATATGTTTGACCATAATATGAATTCCATTGAATACAAAAGGCGTTTTTATACTCATCTTGAATCAGCCAATAAATTTGTTTTTATGGAAAAACTGCAAGGCAGATATGTTGATCTCTTTGACAATAAAGCAAAGGAATTCATATGACATATCAACCAAATTTTAGTGATAAGAGATGTCAACAACGAATTGTCAAAGCCATTACTTTTTGTAAGAAGTATTTGCGTGAGGACAGACCACAAGCACTGGGCACGAGATGGATACATCACAAAGATAACTTTGGCAGTCAACGACATGAACTAGGTAGATATTTGCGTGATTTGTTATTGATTTGTGTGGATGAGAGATATAACAAAGATTTGAAAATAACAAAAAAGTATCGCTTGAATGGAACTGGACTAAAATTCCTTGAGGAAAATGTTGATACAACAAACACACAAACAACATATAGTGTAGCGCATCTCAGCAATAAGTTCCAAAAAGAAGTAGAAACAGGGATTAATTACAAAGATTCAAGTAGTCGTCGTTGGCATTGGCTCCAAAATCACAGACGCCAAGAAAAACAACAAGTACTAGCTGATTCCGGATTCAAACACAATTATGATATAGTATGCGCTTGCCCAACATTGTTATTACAATATAGTCAGCAATTGGGCAATGACGAATATATGTTCAAAATCAATGATTACATCAAAAACAGAACAGCAATTAGACAGCAATTAGCCATTCAAGCAGAAACAGATGAACAAGTAATTAAACGACTTATAAATGGATTATTCCAAGGAGGTCAAATAAGTGCATATAGCCAAAGTACTAGTTTTTTAGAATTAGACGGAGATCTGGCAAAGATCAAGTTTTTACAACAACACGAATTTATTATTGGACTCAAACAAGATATTAAAGTCATGTGGAGTTGCATCAAACCCCAATGCCAAAAAAGAACTAAAAAAGATAAGAATGGCATTACTAGAACTTTACCTATTTCAGGAAAACAAAAAACTGCGATTTATAGGGATTTAGAACGAGTTGTTTTGGATTCAATAGTTGAATTTTTAAGAGAAACAAACAACAGACATTTTTTAGAACATGATGGTTGGGCTTGCGAGAATTTAATTGATGAAATTGCACTCAATGAATTTGTAAGGACCAGAACTGGATTTGATATAAAATTTGAACACGAGTTGATACAACAAACACACAAACAACATATAGTGTAGCGCATCTTTTTAAAAAGGCAATGAAATGGCAAGTGATGATTGGGTAAAAATAAAACCCACAAAAGTTAATATTTTTAAATTAGTAAGTAGAAATCCCAAACACAAACATTGTGATTTGATTATACATAACAGTACTAAAAATCCTTTATACAAAGGATTATATTGCTGTCAACACGACCACTGGTTTACATGGATTAACCCAGATCAACAACATTATTTAGAACAATTGGGAATAACAAGCAAGTAGCAATAGATGGCTACTATGAATAGCACTGGTAAATAAAGTATAGGAGAAATAAGCAATGCCAAGAGGAAGAAAACCAGGATATAGTCCAGGACCAAGAAAAGTAATAACACATACAAATAGCAATTGGTCTTGGAATACAGATAAGCTCAATGAGAAAATAACTAAAGGCTCTTTACAAGAAAATTGCCACAAATGGATTGGAGCAAAAGGACGCCAAGGAAATTTGTTTGGTGCATATAAAAATAATCACCAACAAATGACCCAAGCCAATAGACTTATATACGCAGAACATTATCCAGATGCAGTACTGGAAAAAATTGAAGTGCGTATGACATGCGGCAATAAAGAATGTTGTAATCCCGATCATATGACTGCTATTCCAAAACGCAGTAGAACCTCTCGCTCAATCAAATTGGCAAATAGACCCAGCAAACGCATTAAAGAGAAATATCTTTGCACAATAAGCGAACATGTATTTGCTATGCTTGAAGTAGAAGATCGTTTTGAACTAAGACAATTAGTCCAAGAATACGCATATGATACTGGCACCAATTTGGAATTAGAATACCGTTGGTTTAAGATTAGCAAAGAAAACTATTTGCTCGCACAAATTAAATTCCCCCAAATACAAAAATATTTAAAGGCAACACCACTATGACTGAAATTAAAGAACTCACGGCACCCACACATATAACTTGCTATATGTTGATTAAATTGAACAATGAAGGAAACTTTAGCGAACTCAAACCCACTTATAATACGCATAAAGTTCTAGGCGGATATTGGGCAAGTAAAGAGGAAGTACAACACATTCAAATGTTAGAAGCACTAAAAGATCAACACTACAGAGTATTTGAAATTAATTGGGAGATATAATATGTTAAACAGTATATTTGGAGCCATGGGACAAGCAGCCCTAACCGGACAAGGCATGTATCAAACACATCCCAGTCAACTACAAAATGCCCCACAATGGCTGCATCAAGCACAATTAGCACAAGCGCATAATATGCAAAATGCTTATCAACCACCTAAATGGATGCTGGATGGAAAAACTTATAAAACAGCAAAAGACTTTGCCCAAGCAATCTGGCCAGATGATGCTCAAGCCAGACTGATGTTTGCTTTAAAATATGGAGAAGAATGATGGCAAGACCCGAACCAATTATCTTAGATAGAGCAGAAGATGAAAAAGGAGTTGTTTGGGAAATAACACAAGCTGAAACAACCTATATCATACTATACAAAAAACGACCAATTGGCATTAGAAGCATTACCCCAATATTGGGAGGGATCGCAAAGAAATACTACAAGATGACTTACTTGCATGAAGGATCTGCAAGGGCAGCAGTTCGTAGATTGAACAAAAGATTCAACTGCGATGATTTTAGCTATACAGAGTATGGCGTTTGAATAAAAATCATAAAGTATCACATAATTATAGGAAAACACAATGCAAAAATATGTAACACCGCACCCAGGACAAACGCCAGAAAAGAAAGAAAAGCCTGAACCTAATATCGTCAACAGAGATGATTACAAGATGCATGTCTTACGCAGGGAATGGAACAAGGGAGAGTTTGAGATCTTAATTGAACGCTGGATTCCTGAAACCGGTTGGACTAGAACTCAAATACTTTGTGATGAACATGAGATTGAAAAGTTACGCATAGCCTTAGGATTTTAATATCACTAAATATAAGGATACAACAGGAAACATATCCTTATGCCACAAATTAAAAAATCTTACGATGAAGTAATAATCCCTTTCAGTAAAATGAGCTTTACGCCTGATGTGCCCGCAAGTGCATTGGGTCCTAATGAATACAATGCCGGTGAGAATGTTGAAACAGATGTTCGCGGCATTCGTAGCGTTAATGGCGACACTGAGATTCTTGCCACTATTACAGGTACTCCAACTTATATTTCAGGCGGCTTTAGACAAAGTGGAAAATTCTATCTTATCGTAGCTACAGATGAAGGTCATTGGTGGATGATTACAGCGGGCGAATCATCTTGGACCGACATCACCCCAGTAGCAGGTTCTGGCTACAGTGGTTCTAACTATAGTCAAGAAATCAATATTACAGAAGCTTGGAACGGTACTATTCCAATCTTCAATGATACATTCAACGCACCATTCTTCTTACCTGATGAACCAGGCGCTAAGTTGGTAATGTATAAGCAATTGATTCCAAGTAACATTTCTAACATTGCTTATGTCAACGCCACAACACAACAAATTACATTAGCAACACCATACGCCACAGCTCCTTATGCGGCTGGAGAACAAATTGTTATTAGCGGTGTTAACAATTACTTTGATGGAACATTTACAGTTGTAAGTTCAACAACTACAACAATTAACTATACAGCAACTCCTGGTAGTGCTTATCCTGGCGGTGGATCAGTAGCAGCAAAATATACTTGGAACTATAATCCAAACTGGAAAAACTTAACAGCAGGTTTCATCCGGATTTACTCTACGCCCAATGTAGGTAACATTCTTGTAGCAGGTAATTTATTTGCTACTGACTTAGATGATGTTACAACACAATATCCTGTTACTGTACGCTGGAGTCAAAACTTCGGCCTTAACGAAGTTCCGCTAACATGGGAACCAACAATTCTTAATGTCGCAAACGAATTTGAAGTTCCATTGCGTGGAGAAGTTCTAGATGCTTTCCCTGCTAACGGACAATTATATTTGTGTTCATATTGGGACACAGTTGTGCTTACACCATTAAACTACACAACTACCAATGTACCTATTCTGGGCGTTAGATTGTTTAACCAGGGTCGTGGCTTGTTAACACAAAACTGCTGGGCCAATACAGACAACACTGTTTATGGTATTGATGCTCGTGACATTTGGGTCTTCAACGGACAAAGCTTCCAAGGTATTGGTAACCAGCGTGTGCGCCATTGGTTCTTTGACCAGTTAGATCCTCGCTATGTGGATCGTATTCACATGCAGACTAACACAGAGAAGAATCAAATTGAGATTTATTATCCTGATGCCGATGCTCCGGAAGGTGGCGTGCCAAACAAAATGTTAGCATACCGTTATGACTTGGACTGCTGGAACGCACCTCGCGATGTTAACAAAGCAACCTTTGCTTGTGAAAGTCCAGTGTGGTCACAAGATCCTGACACGCTTGAATGGAGTTATAACAAAGCAAGTAGAACAATGGTCTATGCTCGTGGCGCACTAAATGACAAAGTTGTTATGAAAGACCATGGTTATGAATTCATTAAAGGACTTGCTATCAACAGTAAGTTCCGTCGCGATAACATTAAACTTTTAAAAGACTATTCCGGTAAGTTATTAGTACATCGTATTCTGCCTGAAGTTGTTAACTTGAAAGATGACAACATTCCAATTGATCCCGCAGTAGACACAACACTTATTGGTGCAGTTAATATCAATATTGAAGGTTGCAACAGCGTGGGTCAAGCCCCACAAGTTAGAACAGGTATTCAAATGTACACCAACACTGATTATCCATGGACACAGATCAATCAAAACTCTTGGCGTGTAAATACAATTGAAATTACCAATGATGTAAACACTCCAGGCACAATTTGGATG